ACCTACGTGTTCAGCCGCCTTTTGGGTGCTACCAAACCTCTTCATCGCAGAGACTATTTCTTCGTCAGATACTTTTCTTAACGCCACGGGGTTTCCTCGGTAGTTTTATTTCATCAATAGGGCCATGCGAACTTGAATCGTACAAACAAGCAATCTCAACTGCCTCTTTAGGAGAAGCCCCAAAATGCATCGCCGCTATGGCAAAGTTGGCTCCCGTCCCTATGCTCCAAAAATCATTCTTAATTCTTGCAGGAATTATTGAACTCTCATATATCCACAACCCATCGTGCTTTAAAGCAATCACCGTAACTTCGGTATCAGAATCCAAATCACCGCCGGACTCCATTACCTGATAAAACTTTAGAATCTTGTCCCAATCACCACAGGCACCATAAATACAATCCTTGCCATGTCGTAATTTCTCTACTAAGTAAAAACTATCATCACCGCTAACCATGCTATCTGCGGCAATCTCGCCCGTAGAAAACTTAGCAGCGATAGTTGTCATAAATGACCTTTAGCAATGTAATAGATAGTTACCATGAAGAACGCTATGGTGAAACACCAAATCTTTAAAAGTCTTAACTTAGCCAGATCCCTGCCAAACTCGTCCTTGCCTTCTTTTACTTCTTTTATCTGACGTTCTTTAATCGCCAGAATCTCAACCCATTCCTTCTCGGCTACTTCTTTGCCGTACCGCTCTATTAAACTATCCTTTAATTCCTGCTCTGCTTCTTTAATTTGCTTTAATCTGCGCCACTCAGCAAAAGCGGTCATGATTGTGGTGTCACCTGTAACAACCCGTTGCTTTTGTTTAAACGCCTGCTTGGCTTGTAACTCGGCTACACCTAGACGCTGAATGTCATCTACCGCAGACGACAACTCCTTGCCCGACTGAATCGCCGATTTGATTCCCTGCGTGGCACCTTTTGCCGCAGTCAGTATTGGGTCGATGTCCGCCAAGATTCATTCCTATTCCTAAGTCTGACCCCAAGTCTTAGCACCGGCTTTAGGTACGGATGTAGCCCAGACCGATACGGATTTCCTTAATTTTAGGGGTGCACCACAGTCGGAGCAAGTATCAGCCGCCAACTCAGCCTCATCCAAGTCATACCCACAAGCAGAGCAAACGTGAACTTCTTCCGAGCGGCAAACTTTTACCCCGTCTACCTTATGCGCTTCAATTACTGTTTTCATTGTGACTCCTTAGAATTCTGTCCAACCGGTGACAATATATTTTTCATTGCTCAATGGCGGATTGCCACGATGAGTGTGCGTAAACGCAGCGGGCCAGATTACAAGCGTTCCCTGTTCAGGTTTGACCCTCATGTGTTGGTAAAGAAACTCAGTTTCCCCGCCTTCTTGCACATCATTAAGATAAAGAATCCACGTTAAAAGTCTATGAGAATACTCTCTGCTACCTGATTCATAGTGCCAAACGTGATAACCACCACCAATTTTTGTTTTTTGAATTTTAAAAGCGTAATTAGCGTGTCTATCAGACTCTTTTAAACACGAATATTCTTGTTCATAAATAGGATAAAATTTTTCCCAAAATAATTTGTTAAATTCTTTTGTTGATTCACGAAGTGGTACATAATCAACTTGATCATCAAAAACTTGAGTATCGTCTTTATAAGTTTTTAAAACATTTTCAAATTCAAACCGAGTTTTTCCATGCCCGGAAGAAACCATATTTTCATAGTGTTTAATTACACCCTCACAAAATTCTTTTGTAAAAGCATTCTTAAAGATTCCTACAAAATCTTTAATTAAAAAATCAACAACTCTTGGTTCTAATTGTTTTTGCTCTGACATTTCGGACATTTTTTATCCCTATTTAAACCACGGCCCAACAAGCCAAGTTACAACAGATCTCCGTATACCTTTTGTAACCGGCTCAACCCCATGAAGCACAAAAGAAGGAAAAACTAAAACAGAGCCGGGTTGTTGTGGTGGGTACACTTTTTCATGCGCATTTTGAAGAAATAAACGACCACCTTCAAAATCATCATTTAAAAAAGCAAGGATTGTTAATTTTCGACACTCTGTTTGGGTTGGATCCATAAACGTATCAGTATGAGCATGGTAGTGCCCGTCTACGTCATAAATAAGATAATCGCATTGATTAGCGTGGGATACATCAAATTTCCACGCTTGCCTATTTGCTTCTAACGCCATCCCTGCCATCTGAGCGCCAAGCCCATTCCAAGCAGGTAATGGTATTTTTTTAACGTCCCTAATTTTTTTATTTACAACACCGGGACCACTACTACCAATTAAAGCATCTTCTTTATCCCACACTTCCGCCGCTTCAATAACTCTTTGTGCTGCTTCTAAAGGAAAAGCATCGGGGAAATGCCAATATAAAATTGTTGATGCGTGATGAGAAAGACGTTGCCTTTTATCGTATTTCCACTCAGCATGGGGGCCATTAGCATCTACATAATGCAGAAATACCTGAGCCTGCCACTGACCTTCTTTGTATGGTTCACGCCAATGATGTTTATCACACCCACGGTATAAGACCGCATCGCCAACTTCCATTAGTATTTTGGAAGCATTGATACCGCCCTCATCACCCATATAGATAGGCCAAGGATCACCCTCAAACCCAAGGGTTAGGGTAGCGCTAATCTCACAAGATGGGCGATCCGTGTGGATCTTTAATTCTTCACCGGGAGCATAGAGGCGGGCATACGCATAAGTGGGGTAGAGTTTCTTACCAGATGCAGTCTCGAAGTTAGGGAGAAGTTGCTCTAATAAAGAATCAAAAACAGGTGCTCCATGAACGGCTTCAGACAAAGGGCACTGCGGATCTTTAGTGGTTTTACCTTCAGCAACAATTTTTTTAAGTTCTGCGGTTAGTCCCGCACAACTATCTTTGCTAAGAAAACCAGAAAGATGCGTATAACCCTGTATCTGAAGTTGTGTCATGGATTCACACATACTAACTCCAAACTTTTGAGGGTCTTATAGGCCAAGACACATTACCAGATTGGGGATTAATAGCAATTGCTCTAAGGGCAGAACGATAAGTTTCCCATTCCGCTTTATTTTGAAGATTTACATCAGGTAAAACCGACCAATCAGAGTCTTGCAGTTTTCGTTTTGCTAGTTCTTCATTTTCTTCAGCGGTGTAAGGAAGAACAGGAACAATAGGTGGTTCAGGAATCAGATTAAATTGGTTATTCTGATAAGTGTATTTATGGCCCACAATATTGTCTGGGCAATCAACCCATATATTGCTAGGCGCTACGTCAAATACAACATCTTCTACCTGAACAACAAGCCCGGACTCTACATCTATAAGTGCTTTTCTCATGATATGTCCTGTGTATTAATAAAATATAAGAACTCGTCCTGAATTGCCAGCACCGCCGTTTCCACCGGGGCCGCCAACAACCGCACCGGGATTACCTCCTACACCAGCGCTAGGAGACCAAACAGCGGAGGCGGCACCGGGGGATGGTTGTGCGGGTATTTGGGATAAAGGTGAAGTCCCTGCGTTCCCCGCATTTCCACTTGTATTTCCGGGTGAGTTACCCCCTCCTCCCCCACCATTAGCAGTTAATAAATTACCAAAAGAAGATGCGTTGCCAACGCCAGCAGCATTTCGTGACCCCGGCCCCGGTACAATAGTAGAGCCAGAACCACCAGTCCCAACAGTTATGGCGTAAGGAGTGCTACCTGTAACGGTTAGAAAAGAAACACCTAAAACACCAGACCCACCTGCACCCCCAGCCCCGCCAGTGGCATTACCGGGGTCAAAACTTCCACCTCCACCACCACCACTACCACTAACTACATAAGCCAAAACTTTAGTTGTGTTAGCGGGGGTTGTAAAAGTGCCGGGGGAGTTAAATACATCTATATCTGTTGTAAGACCGCCACCACCAGAAGTAGCAATAGTGATAGAGCCTGTTCCGTTGGTAATATTAATACCTGTACCAGCAGTTAATGTCGCTTTAGTAAGTGTATTTCCTGTGCTATTACCAATTAGTAACTGTCCGTTTGTATACGAAGTCTGTCCTGTACCACCTACGTTTACTGCTGTGGTACCAGAAGTAAGGGCACTTGCATTAGTAGTTGTCGCTGCGGCTTGTGAAACCCAACCAGTGCCATTAGATGTAAGTACATTACTAGACGTACCGGGAGCAACAAATTTAACGGCATTTGTGCCGTTACCAATTACAACACTTTCAGCGGTAAGTGTCTCAAGTCCGGTTCCACCAGAAACAACCGACATACCCTCAATCGCATTTACTACATCTGTGCCGTTGTTGTAGAGCAGATAAGACCGACCAGCAGGGACAGCAACACCGGTCTGGCCCGTTACTTTAACCGTAATAGTGTCAGCCGTACCATTATTAACGATATATGGCTTTTGGATTGCCGGAACAATAAGATCACGAGCGCCACCCGTGGTTCCTGTTAAATTAAGCCTTAATGCGCGGGCCGTTTGGCTTGCATTAGTATTGCTTAAAGTTAATGTGACGTTAGCGCTTGCAAATGTAACTGTTGCTGTTTCTACAAGTGCTTGCTCAATTGCCACCCCTAGGTTGTCATTAGTGACGTTACCCCATGTCCCCGAGTTTTCCCCGGTAGCCATAAGTTGAATTTTTAAATTACTGTACGTACTTGCCATTATTTACTCCTTAAATTAAGCCGCTATGGGCAACCAATTTGGTGTTTGTACATCATTAACCGGTATCCAGTTGGGGTTCTGATTGGGGTTAATTTTACTCCAAATCAGCACTTTTCCAACACGGCCTTGTCCTTGAACCCCCGTTACAGATACTATTTTTGGAATACTTGCTACAGCATTACCTACTGAACCTGTTGCCTGTTGAAGTGTGACCGGTATATAGTTAATTGTCTTGGTAGTAATTTGCCCAAGTTCCGAATCCCCTTCAACCCCCGTTAGCGATACGTTAGCCGCACCGCTTTCATCAGTTTCACCTAACTGACTTACACCCTCAAGACCTACTAAATAAACATTTGCCTTACCAACTACAGTTGTGGTTCCAACTTCTCCGTCACCTTGAACCCCAGTAACGTAATAAGCAGTGCGCTGGGTTACCTGACCAACTTCTCCAGAGGCTTGAACCCCGGTTACGGGAACTGTTGCACTACCTTCGGCTGTGTCTTGTCCTAGAGCGCTAGTGCCAACCACCCCTACTGGGTAAATATTTACCCTGCCAACTACAGTTGCTTGACCAACCTCACCCGTCGCTTCAACCCCAATAACAGGCGCATTAGCGGCGGCGGTTACAACGGCCTGTCCAAGATCGACGGTATGCTGAAACCCCGCTGGCTCAACCTCGGCACCTGCGGCAACCCCGACTGGGTCAAGAAATGCGCTACCTTGGACTCCAGTAGGCCGAACAACCGCATTAAATCTAAAATCAATTTGCCCAACTTCTCCGTTACCTTCAACTCCTACTGCATATATGTTTGCAGCGATTTGTAACGAAACAGAGCCTATCTGTCCAACAGCAACAACTGGATCTACGTTTGTTCCACGGAAATCAGCGCCCCAAGCGCCACGACTCCACGGGCCTGAACCCCAGCCAATATAATTTACATCCGTACTTACTTTTAAAGAACCAACATCACCAGAGGCTTCAACCCCAGTAACGTAATAGGCAAATTCTTCCTCTTCTTCGCCTACTGCACCATCACCTTGTACTCCAGTTGGGTATACATTTGCCGCTAGGGCAACTGCAAGAACTCCGGTTTCACCGGTACCCTCTACACCTGTAGTCTGTACATTTATACCAATACTAAAACTAACCTGCCCAACTTCACCGCTACCTTCAACACCAAATACAGGCGCATTAGCGGCGGCAGTTATTGTTACTTGTCCAAGATCAACAGTATGTTGAACCCCTGCTGGTTCTACTTCACCTCCAGCCGCTACCCCTACAGGATCTAACTCTGCGCTACCTACAACTCCAGTAACATTAACTAGAGCGTTTGGATTGCCTTCACCAAAGTTACCCTCCCCATAAGGCCCTATGCTCCAACCAGCCATGATTTGTCCTTTAGGGGAGGTTTGTTAATTAGGCAATACGAATAATTGCGTTTGATGCGTCGTTAGTTGGGAAAATGATGGTGAAGTCACCGTCCGAAGCGGTTTTGTCAGCACCAAAGTCCAACACACAAACCGATGCATTGGTCAACGTGGTATTAGCATTGCTATTTGCTGAAGGTGTGCTGTTATAAATCAGAGCGCCACGAGCAGTAAAGTTAGCGTTTACAAAAGTCTCATCAGAGAAATCAGTAAAGCCTGTACCGGTGTTGGCATTGATGTTGGTTGCCGTTACACCTGTGTTGGTTAAAGCCTGACCACCAGCCGTGTAGTTAGTGCTGACAGCACTAACTTCGTTAGAAGCGGTGTAAGCAACTGTATTGGCATCCAATGAGGCTGAGGATGTATACAGAGCAAGTTTGAAAACGTCTGCGCCTGTATCTGCTGATGGACGGAAATCGTGTACAGCCAACAAAAGTTGTGCCTTAAACGAGGTGGTCATTGCTTGCGTGATAGCCATATTAGGCTCCTTTATTCATCTAAAAGTTTAACAAACTCAGGATGTCCTGCTTTCCTGAACTTAAGAGCCAATGTCGTATGGTTTGACTTAATGGCTTCCTTCATATAAAACACCAAAACCTGACGGATTTGATTTCTAAACGCTTCTGCTTGATCCCGAATAGCAGGGTGCGTTTGTGAACCTACAGAAATAATTTTATCCAAAGCCCGTTCAGCAACCTCTTCTGGTGTAAAACCACGACCAGAAGTTGTTAATACTTTGACGTTTGCGCCCCCTAAAAGGAAGGCTACTTCGCTCATTGTGCTCATCGGACTGGATACCTCGCTTGTTCGGTTCTGTACATATCTTGACGGTCTTTACCTTCACCAAGTTGTTTCAACATGGCAAGTGCCTCATTATAACGGGCAACATAGTTGTCGTTAACGTCTTTTTCACCTTTCATAAAGGCATATGCTTCTAGCAATGAGCCATAGAGAAGGGCTGAATCAAAGTTGGTGCCAAGCCAAGTTGTGCCAGATGTAACAATAGACGCCGGGTAGGCGTAATAGTGCAACTCCATGTTGTAGTCTGCATCTGGAGTTGGCCCTAAAATAAAGGTGTTCTCATCAAAAATGGCGTAATGAGTGGGAGCACCCGTCTCGGTAGGGCTTGGGAAAGCCTCCCGAATAAACTCAACGTCCTTATTTAACAGGTACTCTTGTGACCCACTTGGATCAATTCGGGCTAATGAAAACGTAGCAAGCCAATCTGTGGGCGTGGCTAAGAATCTATTACCACTTGTACAACTACCTGTTACGTTTTCTCTTGAGACTGGAAGTTGAACGCTGTTATAAATCCTCTGCTCGGCCTGACGGATAAACGTGTCAACCTGATCTTTTGTAAGAAAAGATGTAGTTGTAGCAGTGGTAGTTGCGACCACCGTATCTGGGAAATTATTCTCAGCATACGCCTGTATGGTCTGAAACAGCGTCGAGTAGTTCACTACTTACCCCAATTTTTTACTAGAGTTAGTGCCTTTGGTAGCCGCCCCAGTGCCACGGGTTTTAACCGTTTGAGTGCTAGGCACATTATTTGGGTACCCATTATTGTTGGGCACAATCGGTATTTGTTTGACTGGCTTATCCATTATCGACCCCTTCCGGAGTTTTTATATGTAAAGGATGATACCTTTTGATTGGCTACCTTGGCTAGATTACGCCCAAGTTGTTTCATCTGGGCATTAGTTTTGCCGCCACGAGCCATTTTCTTGACCCCGTGCATTTTTTGCTCGTGGGACTTGACTTCGGCTTTAGCCACTTGTTTCATTGCCGTCTCTTTCATCTTTAACTCCTATGTAGTCGTTATTGTTACCGAACCAACTTCACCCACACCCACTAACTTATTCGTCTGAAACGGTAACTTTAATGGGTTACTAAATCCTACGGGGTTAAATCCCCACTCCACAATCCTACTACCCTGTGTAGGCGTCCCATAACCTTCCTCGGTTGGGCCTGCATCGGGGTTTGTTCCTAAACCACTAAGACCTGCTTGAAAATATGTGGTGTCCGGACGCGGTTCTCTTACGGCTTGGGGATCGTACACGGGGTACATACCCAATGATAACTGCGGTTGATCCGGCTCCCAACATTCTTTACAAACCTTAATATCTATGTTTTTGGTCTTAATGACCAGCCGCCTAAGTTCTTTTAGTTTGTATCTAAAACCGCATCGGTCGCATTGCGAGATCGAATACTTGCCCGACGAAAACTTATTACCCATTAATACCCACCACTACCGATAAACATGTTGCGCGGCACAAAACGCACGGATGCTTTTTCACGATCCTCCCCGGAAGCCAACATCCATTGTTCCTCATAAGAGGCTTTTAGCATTTCCAACCGGGCAAGTCCTTCTGGGATCTTCATGGCTATGTAATAAGCCAGCCCAGCCACCATACACGGCAGTAACCGGAAGGGTATGTCTTGGGTATTCAGACCATTGCCAGCGTCTTGGATACGGCGCAAACGCCAGTAAACAAAGGTATAGACCGGACTAGCCGCCGTGCCTTGATCCGGGGCAGGCCAGACATTGATATTGGGTAGATCAGGAGCCGTAACAACCGCCCCAGCCGTATGTGAGGTAGCCGTGGTTCCGTTTTGCCCACGCAAACAGTTCTGCAATTGGGTTGCGGTGTAGTTAGTATAGTTAATAGTCTCAGAACCAATTGTGATGTAGCCTGTGGCAGGGAGACCAGCCGTGGAAGAGAGGGTAATAGTCGTGTCAGTAGCGGCAATATTTGCGGCTAGGGTTAACCCTGTCTTTGAGGTACTACCGGATTTACGGTCTACCCAGACCTGAATTGGTCTACCTTGTGTAATCTTGTTAGGGATTGTTGCATAAGTCGATACAGAGATCCGAGTGATATTAATATCGGTCTGCGTAGATTGAACCCCGTTACTTGTACGAATTACGTGCTCTATAAGGTCTATGGTGTCGTTTGGAAGAGGGTAAGTAACCTGCCCCTGCACCATTGGGATTTGGCCTTCCTCAATCGTCCATAGGTTCACCCCCCGGTTAGCCCACTCGATTGTCAAAAGGTTAAGTGACCTACGGGCTGTACGCATGTTATAGCCCGAACGGAGTTCGGAACCAGCCCGCTCAAAAGCCTCTTCTACGAGGTTATTGAGGTCTAAGTTAAACGACTCGGTTCCGATTGTGGTCATTTCAGTTTCTTCAGAGTTTGGGCAAGACGAGCACGCTGACCCAGTTTACCGGGTTTTTTGGCAGCAGTTGCTAACTTCTTAGCAGGGATCGTTGCACCCTTTTTTACACCCAAAGACTTCTTCAAGGCACCGGGCTTCTTGATAGCCTTTTGAATCCAATTGGATTCAGTCTTGCCACCTTTTTTAAAGACACCACGGCCTTTTAATACATCAGCACGGGTTACTTCACCGTCTTTATTTAGATCTGGGAATTCTTTAGCCATATCATCCTACCTTTCTATGCGGAGCAACTTTTTTAGCCACGCTTTTAGGTTGTGCCACAAACTGTTTGCCTGCGGCTTTACCGGCTCTTTTGGCTTTCGTGGTCGCGGCGTACTCTTGCGAGGAGAGCGCTTTGATGGCGCTGGTTGGGAGGTATCTTTCCCCTGTAGCCTGCGATCCTTGCGTAGAAGGTTTGCCACTTTTAGTTCTCCACTTTTGTTGAGTCCATGCCTTCAGACTTTTTTGAGGCGCTTTCATTGGTTCCCCCAAAATTACTTTTTTTAAGTTGATCTTCTAATACCTGTACAGCATTGCGAAGTCTGGTTATTTCTGCGTCCCGCTGATCTAACTTGTGCATTAACCCGGCGTTCATCTCAGCCCAAACAGCGATACCGTTCATACGCTCTTTGTGGTCTTTTAGCATCAACTCAAATAGACGCTCAGAGATCTCAATCTGTTTTTGGACAAACTCAATCACGGTAGCCTCCACCAGCCTTCTTATACTGCATAGCCAACATTTGTGCCTTACGGGCGCTCCACTGACCCGGAGCACCGCCTTTACCACCAGCCTTAATACTCTCAAACAGCCGCTTACGCATGCCGGGTTGGGTGTAATTGCCAGCCTCGTTTACACGAGACTCACCACCCTCTTTATAAGATGCGGTTTTTGCAGCCTTGGCAAAGTCGCTTTTTTTAGGAGCGCCTTTCTCCCCAACGCTACGCATCTTTTCACCAGACCCCGCAGCAATACGTCTTTTCTTTGCAGCGATATTGGCATAAAGACCACCACCGGCAAACATCTCAACCTCATCCGGATCATCCTTTCGGGTGATCGTCTTGGCTTCTGGCATCTTAGAGGGGTTCATAGCCCCCATCCCACGGCTGGGTCTCATTTGGTCATGCCACCCTTAGCAAGCAGTTTGCCCTTGGTTTTGCCTTTCATAGCAACTCCGTCGGCCCGCTTAGAGGCGCTAGAAGCACCGCCGCCTGCTTTCATCTTGGACATCATGCCGCCAGCAGCATATCCTTTTTTCATCATGCCACCGCCAGCCGCCATCTTGGCTTTAGCCATGCCACCTTTAGCCATCTTACCTTTACCATCACCGACAAAAGTGGGTTTACCATCTGGCCCCATCGGCATACCACCAGAAGCCATCTTTTTCATCATTCCGCCACCAGCCATCATCTTGGACTTCATCATTTCTTAGACTCCTTATACAGGTTGTTGAAAGTAACCTCTGGATTCATGTACGAATCATCCTGCTCTGCACAATGAATCCATTGGCTGGGTTTAAAATCAGGCGCTCCTTGCCCAGTAACCCAATACGCTGGGCTGGTAACTCGCACTCGATTATTCGGTAGTGCCACTATATTTCCTGTCCATTTACCCGCATCAGTCAGTATGAGTACATGACTTTGTTTATGCTGGGATGGGTCTTCTGAAACCTCGCTCTCAGCATAGTCAACCGTGAACAAATACCGACCGGTGTGAAACTCGTTATTGATCTTACAAAGCCACGGAGAGGGTTGCGCCCGATCAATTTTAACAACCCCGTGGTTATACGAACTACAGTCCCAAGGCTGTGCCAGATGGGTTTGCATACGCTCAGGCCATTGCTCAAGCGGTATGTCCCCAACCAAAGCGGTAATCGGCATCCTTGCCCACATCGCACCGCCATGTACATTTGGTTGACTGCCATCATCTGCTTCACACCCAGTAAATATGACTTGAAAACTAAGGCACCTATCAGGAATGGTCGTTACTGCTACTGCTAATGCGTGTACATACTCCCCGTGATACCCCTGATGCCCATTTGTAAACTCTTTTCTAACCCAACATTTGAAATACGGAATGTTGCTTGTCAAATACATTAAACGATCCGGCCTTTCGTTTTACCCTTGGTGGCAATACCATCTGCTCTCTTAGAAGCAGAAGAAACTTTTCCACCCTTTTTCATGCCGGGTACCTTGGCTTGCATAGCGGCTTCTTCTTCCATCCGGCGCTTTTCTTCTTCTTCCTTGTATTTATCCGCATCTTTATTAAAAGAACGAG